GTTAAAAGATACGCCGCCTATTGTTCTTGCGGTTTGTAAAACGGTTGCAGTAGCCGCATTGCCAGTGGTGTTTATTGCTTGGCCTGTAATAAACGCGGCAACTGCCCCCGCCGTGTATCTGTACAAATTTGCGTTTGTATCCTGAGCAAGCATGGAACTGATTGTTCCAGTTTGCACTGCGGAACTGATGTTTGAATTTATGCCGCTTAAACCGTTTGCGCTTGTTGCAGTTGTTGCGGTAGCCGCATTGCCAGTACATGAACCCGACGAGCCTGTGGTGTTTTGGTTGAACGTCGGCCAAGTAAATGTGCCTGTGCTGAAATTGCCAGACTGAGGTGTGCCCAGAATCGGAGTTGTGAAGCTCGGCGAGGTTGCCAGTGCAACAACAGTGCCAGAGCCAGATGTGCTGTATGAAGTACCCCACGATGTACCTGTGGAGTTGGGAATACCTGCGCCGGGGTACACCATAGTGCTTGGAGCCGTAGCAGATACCCAAGTTGTGCCGTTGGACTGGAGCACGTTTCCGTTTGTGCCGGGAGCTACGACTTGGAACGCTGAAGTGCCGTTACCCAGCAGGACATTATTGGCTGTGAATGTTGCTGCGCCCGTGCCGCCGTTACCAACAGGAAGAGTGCCTGTAACGTTTGTACCAAGAGCCACGAACTGAGTTGATGTTGAGCCTGTACCGCCGTTGGCGATTGGGAGCGTGCCGGACACATGCGTTGCCAAACCAATCTTGCCCCAGCTTGGAGCAGCGCCAACACCGCCTGAGATCAGAGCGCTGCCAACAGCTACATCCGCCAGCTTGGACAGCGCGGTTGTGGTGCTTGCGTACAGAAGATCGCCAACCGCATACGAAGTCTGCCCCGTGCCGCCCAGCGGTGCCGAGACAGCGGTAAACCCAGTAGCCAAAGAACCTGCTGCCAGTGCGCCAGTACCTGTTATACCCGTGTAGCTGCCAGACAGCCGAGAAGTGCCCAACGTACCAGATGTAATGTTTGACGCATCGGTTGTGTCCGTTGTTGCTGATGGGGCCAAACCTGAAACTGCGGTAGAAGAAATGGCGATACCCGTATTTGTGACCGATGTAACTTGTCCTTGTGCGTTGGTAGCAAAGACCGGGACTGACGATGCTGAGCCATATGTACCAGCCGTACCAGTGTTGGCAATATTGAATGTATAGGACGGGGACTCACTCAGTCCTGTCCCTGCGGTATAGGTGATAGGAGCAGCGAACTGCTGAAAAACAAGCGCTGTCGTGCCAACTGTAATGGGTGGGGCGGTCTGTTGCACCCAAGCGGTATTGAGGTTAACAACGCCGTTGGTAACCAAGAAAAAGTCACCCTCGTCAATCTGGTCAACCCCAGTGCCAGCGGTATCAAAATCCGTAGCGCGGGTCAGTATGTACGGTGTTCCAGCAGAGCCAACCTGAGTAACAACGTAAACACCATTATTTTCGCCCGCCGCTTCATTTTTTACAAGTATGCGTTCCGCAACAATAGTAAGTGTTGAGTCCACAGACAAAGCACCATTAGCGTTTCCTGTAAGCGTTGCCCCTACCCCGGATGTACCGTTGTTGTACGTGTTTGCTGGTAGAGTTGTTGTAGTTGCTAAAGCTACAGCTTCATGGAAGTGAATACCCGATGCAATCGCATCCGCATACGCCTTGTTGACAATGTCTGTGTTGTTGGTTGGTGTTGTTGAAACTGTGCCGGATGTAATGTTTGCCGTCGTGATGTTTGCAGTGCTTGCGCCCAGTGTGCCAATATCTAAAAGGGTTACAGCAGACCCTGCTGCATCTAAATACACCGCCCTTTCCGCTGGGTATGTACAAAACACATTTTTTGAACCCGCAGCAAAACTAACTAAGCTACCAGAATTACTGGACTCAAAAACGACGGTACGGCTTAGCGTTGTACCCGAAGCTGTGTATGTACCAACACCTACTTCCCACTCCCCCGTAGTTGGGTCAACAATTGCGTAGTATGTAGTATTACCGTCGCCAATAATTGCAAACGTCTGAAAGCCCAGAACCGCGCCGCCAAGAGTCACTGTTCCTGTACCAACGGTGGTGGTCGTTTCTTGAACTCTATCTTTGACTACGAGTGCCATTTGGTCAGCCTTGCGTTTTAATTACTTGCCATGTGTCAGTCTGCCCGTCATATATGACTGTCCAGCCGGGGGTTTGAGCCGCATTGATGGCTTGCCAGCTACCTGTCTGGGACGTTCCAACCGTAGACCAAGTCGTTGTCTGGGAAGCATTTATGTTGCCCCAATCCGCCGTTTGCGCATCATTGATGATCTCCCAAAGCAGCCTTGCAATGATCTGATCTGCGGCTACCGCACCTTCGGTAATGGTAGCAAAAAAGACCGCACTTGCAAAGACCGCGTCAATTGCTTGGGCAGTTTCGCTGATGACCGCATTGAATGTGGAGGGGGCGACCAGCGCACTGTCTGCGCCTGTGGCGGATTCAGAAACAGCAACACCAAATCCTGCCGCTGCGCTAGGCGTGTCCAGCCCAGAAATAAGTTCGGAAACCGAGGCGTTTAAATTTCCGTTTGCAAGCGTTGTATCTAGTGCGCTTACTAACTCAGAAATAACTGCGGAGTAGACCAAGCCGCCAACAACACTGTCAGCCCCTGTTGCAGATTCCGCAATACTTGAGGCAAAGACCGCGACGGCGGAGACAATCTCTGACACAGTGGCTGCTTCAACTACCGCCACTTCAAACGTTGCAAGAGCTGAAGCAGTGTCCGCCCCTGTAGCGCTCTCAGCCACTGAGACAGCAAAAGAAACAAGCGCAGAAACAAGATCAGAGCCTGTTGCTGACTCGCTGATTACCGCGCTAAAGGTAGACGCTGCTACCGATACGGAGTCCGCGCCTGTGCTGGTCTCGGTAATTAATGGAACAAAGTCTGCGCGAGACGCAACAGTTTCCGCCGCAGTCACTGCCTCATTTACCGCCGAGTTAAACACCTGCCCCCCTGCTGGCAACGCAGCAAAGGGAGTTTCAGCAAATGCAGATGTTCCAAACACTCATCAAGCAGCGTCGAGGCTGAACGTGTAGGTCACATTCAAGGTGTCGCCAGACACCACAGTACGATCACCGGGAGACTGGAAGTCCGACTCAGAGAACAAAACGCCTGAAGTGCCGCTGGAAACGGTACACAGAAAAGCGCCAGCTACAACGCCGCCAGCACCTGAGATGGTGAATGCGGAAGGAGAAGCGGAGTTACTGATGACTGAGGGGTCTGCGGTTGTGGCTGTACCAAATGTCACTGCCTTGCGTGAACCAGAATAGTCGGTGTACTCAGTCCATGCTTTGGAGGCCAAGGTGTCGGCTGCGGCAAAGGTTGTACCTGAGCCGGGGCCAGTAATTAAGCCAAGGAAGAAGGCAGCGGTATAGGTTGAGCCCTTAAAGTACTGGGTGTTCATGCTCTGCAAGCCTTCGTTAACCACAAGGTTGTGCTCGGAAGTTTTCCACTTCAGGTTGCCGTCTTTATCGAGACACTCGACATGGAACACGCCACCTGCGCGAGCGCTAAATTCAGCTCCAGTACGAGCGACAAGACCCGCGCTTACGGTGTCTGTTGAAGTTGCTTTTTCGTTAAACATGGTCGCTCCTTAAACGAGTCTGATGAGTGCTGATGTGCTGGTATTAGCTGGCATCGTTACGGTGAATGTTGAGGTTGAAGTCTTGTCGTTGCCAAAGTCCAGAACGCAGACTGCATCCCCAGTGGTATTGTTGTAAATCAGCGCTCCGCGAGCAGTGATTACCCCAGTCCAAGCTGGCGCTGCAAACGTGACATACACAACGCTCCCAGCCGCTGTCGTGGCTGTGGAGACAGTGGCGGCAATCACTTGCCCGGTAGCCACATAATTACCGCCAGAAGCCTCGCCTGTGGCTGTGTAGCCCGTGGTCGTTTCATCCAGTGTTGCAGCATTTGTGTACAGAGCAAGCTTGAAGGCATCAGATGAAAAATTCATCGTGCCGTTCATCAGCGCGGTACGCAAGGTGTTGCATGAATAGTTGCCGGTAAACGCCATCAACGCACTCCGTTATTCTGGGCCAGAGGAGGAACTCTGAACTGACCGCTTCGGTATGCGTCGCTGCGCTCCAGACCATCACCAAGACGTTGAGCCAATGCAAGAGCCTCTTTGTACTTTCCGTCGTACAAAGCAATCACGTCTTGCTCGCCCTTCATGAACGTGTAAGCCTCAACCAATGATCCGTACAACAGCACGGTGTCAAAGTTGTCGCCCAACCAAGTCTGGCCAGATGCCACAGTGCTGATTGATTCTGGGTAATAGTAGTAGTGCAACTCGACGTTATAGGCTGCATCAGGGGTTGGGCCAAGAATAAAGCTCAACTCGTTGGTGATGACGGGGCTTGGGTCGTTGGAAGTTGTTGGCCCAAACAGAGCATAGTATTTAGGTGTGGCAGTGTCAGTCGCTTTGGGGTAAGCCTGACGGATGAAGTTCACATCCTTGTTTAACAAAAACTCTTGTCCATCCGCAGTCTCAACAGCCAAAGAAAACGAAGACAGGAAATCTGCTGGGCATGACAAGTACTTATTGCCGTTTGTTGTAATGCCCGTCACGTTTTTGCGCAGCGATGGAAACTGAACCGTGTTGTAGATGCGCTGCTCAGCCTGTGTAATGAACGTGTTCAACTGCGTCTGGGGAGACACAGTTGCGTTCGTGTACAGGTATGTAGCCGGGAACGTATTCTCGGTGTACGACTGAATAGCGGCAATCAACTCGGTGTAGGTCATGCCATCGGGCCTCTGGCCATCAAGCCTTTGGTGGCCGCACCAGTACCACGTATTTTGATGCCAGTGGTTTTAGGTTCTGGGTAGTCATTGCTGTGGGTGTTGGCTACAGAGACGTTTGCTTTACGCATGTACTCTTTGTTGTCGCTCACACCAGCGGGCTCAATCTTGAGCTTCTTACCAGTCATTGTGTGGGGTTCTGCGTAAACGCTGGCTGGGCCAACTTCTTTACCGCCTTTTTTCATGCTGTATTTAGCCATGATTAACCTCCACGGCCAGAACGACGACCGGGGCTCATTTGGTTGGCAACTTTAGCCAAGCCACGACCCATCTTCAGCATGTCGCTGTTAGTCTTGCCGCCAGCACGCATTTTTTTAGCGTCGGGATGCATACGTTTTTCGTGAGATTTCACTTCTTTGCTGGCGATGCGTTTAACTGCTTTCGTGTCCATATCGACTCCTTATGTCGTCACAACCGTAACTGTACCAAGTTCCACAGTTAAAACCAAATTATTTGGAGTCAATGTGGCATCAAAAAATGAAGAACCTCCTACGGGATTCCACCCCCATTGGAAGATTCGACTGCCGCCCTCGTTGGTTCCTGAACCTGTTGGCCCAGTCCCACCGTTCACGTTAATCTGCAACCCGCTGTTGCCCGATAGAAGGTAGCTTCGATCTGGGCGAGGGTTACGCAAGCCTTGAGGGTCGTCCACCGGGAACATACCCAACTGCAACTGAGGCTGGTCAGGGTCCCAACACTCTGGGCATACAAGCAAGTCGTAGTTCTTGGTCTTGATGATTTCCTTGCGCAAAACCTTGAGCTTGAACCGCTGGTCGCAACGGTCGCACTGGGCGATTGCCCATTTGCCGCTGGCGAACCGATTACCCATTACACAATTCTCCCTCGTGTCTTACCACGGGATGCAATACCGTCGGCTCGGCGGGAGGCGGTCATGCCGCCCTTTTTCATGCCTGTGCCAGCCACACCTGTAGGGTTTGAGCTGTCCGCTTTTGCGTCACCGCCCTTGTCCTCGTAGTCATCTTTGGCTGCGGCGGCTTCTTTGCTGGTCATTGCTTTTACACCCGCGCCAGCAGCGCCTGCACCTGCGGCCCTAGCCAATGTTCTGCTCACAGCTCGATCTTCGGCCAATTCAACAGATTTTTTAGCCGCGCCTTTTGCTTTGGTCGGTGGGGCGGTGATCTTTTTAAGGTCGTCCATGAGGCTGGCGTTGCCCTTCATTGAAGGCATTCCGCTCCATTTGGTGCTCTTAACGCTTGTGCTGCGCATACCACCGCCACCGCCACCGCCTTCGAGTTCTTGTTCGTCAAGACCGCGTTTTGCTGGGTTGTATTTAGCCATTACGTACCTCCAATATATTGCTGTCTTGGCACGAACCGGATCGCAGCTTTCTCGTGATCTTCATACGCTGCTAGTTCCCAAGCCTCGTCATACTGGGCCTTCAAAAACTGGAGGCGCTCAGCGCCTTGGGGAATCTTGCCAGCGATGTAGTACGACAGGCCAGCGGCCATGCAGGGAATGAACCTGAACGGAACATCCATCACGTTCACACCGCCACCAGCGTCTTGGGTGCGGCGCAGTCGCCAGTACACAAATTGGTACGGCTGCGCATTGTCTGGGGTTGGCCAAACGGTCACGGCTGGCAGGTTTTGGACGGAGACATTTGCCCCAGTCAGGTGGGCTGCTGCCGTAGTGCCATTCTGCCCACGGAAACAATTATTGAGCGTATTACCGTCGATATAACCATAATTGATCGTTTCTGAGCCTATCTGCACAAAGCCCAAAGCAGGCATACCGGCAGTTGAGGCCAACGTAATTGTGGTGGCGGTAGAGGAAATGCCGCCATTCAACGTGGTAATCGGGGCCGCAGTCTGACCATCCAGCCGTTGTATCCACACCTGAATTGGGCGGGCCTGCTGAAGTTTGTTAGGGAGAGTAGCGTAGGTAGAAACACTAATCCGAGTGATGGTCAAGTCAGCCTGATTGGAGGTGTTGTTGGCTTGCGTGCGGATGACGTGTTCAATCAAGTCCACGGTGTCGTTGGGCAGGGCATAGGTGCTTTGGCCCGGAACCAAGTCAATGACCCCTGTCTCAATCGTCCACATGTTGATGCCACGGTTGGCCCACTCAGCGAACATGATGTTGAGACTACGGCGTGCAGTACGCAGGTCATAGCCCGTGCGCAGCTCGCCCCCAGCGCGTTCAAACGCCTCCTCGACGAGTTCAGTCAGGTCGAGGTTAAATGATGCGGAGCCGGAGGTAACTGCCATTATCTAAACCCTGCCGTTTTCTTTGCGATTGTTTTTGGTTGTGCCACAAACTGCTTGCCTTTGGCTTTGCCAGCTCGCTTGGCCTTGGTTGTCGCGACGTATTCTGCTGGCGACAAAGATTTGATGGCAGCTTCTGGCAAATACCGCTCGCCCGTTTTGGACGAAGGCTTCCCCGACTTGGTACGCCATTTCTGGTCGCCCCAGTTTTTGAGGGAAGTCTGTGGCGCTTTCAATCTCGGTAACCTCCACCTGCCGCCTTGTACTTCTTGGCGACAAGCTGCGCCTTACGTGCTGACCACTGACCTGCGCCAGTGCCTTGGGTAGCTGCGGCTTTGACCTGAGATACAATCCGCTTACGCAGACTGGGTTTGGTGTAGTTACCGGCAGCATTCACCTTCCCACCGTCCGCATACTCGGTGAAGTCAGTGTTATCCCGACGTGCCTTACGTTTGGCCCCGGGCATCTTGGAGGGGCGTATAGCCCCCATGCCACGAGAGGCCATCATTTGATGATCGTCCCACGAGTTTTACCGCGCTGAGCACAGCCATCTGCCCGGCTGGAAGCTGAACCACCTGCGGCAAACTTCTTGCCCATGTCTTTTTTGGTGGTGGGCGCTTCAGCAGCTTTGGCAGCGGCTTTTTTGTCGGCGAGTTCTTGGGCAATATCGGGTGGCATAGGAGCGTCGGTACCGCCGGTCTTAGCCTCTTTGCGGTACTTCTCTGCCTTTTTATCGTCTTCAGTCATGGTTCACCTTAATACATCTTGCATTTGGTTTTGCCGCGAGACGCAATGCCATCGGCGCGTTTGGAAGCAGTCATACCGCCAGAAGCCATCTTCTTGACCTTACCACCACCCCTTAAGCCACGCTCCTCTAAATCTTTGTTCCCGCGCTCACGAATACCTTCAAAAAAACTTGATATAGGCATTTTGTGTTTGTAAGGCTCAGATTTAGGTGCGCTTGTAGTTGTGGATGTAGGGGCGGGGTCTTTGGGCTTTGCAGCAGGGGCAGGAGCTGCTGGCGAAGCGGCACGGGACTTGTAGTTCTTCATATCTTCAGCAGGCTTGACTCCCTCAATAACAGGTTTTTGCTTCGCGGGCATACCGCGACTCATCCCAGCTTCTAGATCTCGACGAGTTGAATTGATACGGGGGTCGGTCTTGGCGGTAGTAGAAGTACGAGGAGGCGTGGCTTTTTTAGGCGCTGCCTTTTCGGGCATGACAACATCGGCCTCAGTAATTGGTTTACTGTCGCCGTCAGACTTCTTCATGTAGTCAGTAATTTGACGACGTGGCTCTTCCTTATCTTCGACTTTTTTAGTGTCGCCGGTGTAAGAACTGGTCTTTTGGTCGCCCGCGTCATCTTTGTCCTTGCCTTTGGACGCCATGTACG